TTCCAGAGTCGGAACCCCTTTCGCAACCCGGCTGTCACCTGCGGTATTGCGCTCAATTCTGATCTTGTCCATTGTTTTCCTCCCTTATACACATTCCAGTTCGTCCCAATCCATGCGCCGAACGGAAACGAGCAGCTTCTTATCGTTCCAGTATTCCTCAAACAACGCCCTGACGAAAATAGTCGCATCCTTGAGGGTCATTCCCTTGGCTACAACATTTCCGTCAACCTCTACGAAATACCTAATCTCGCTCATGATAAAACCTCCTTATCGTCTGTACGTAATCTGTTTTCCGTCAGACATTGTGATGACAATCTTATACGGATATTGATCGCACTCGCCCTGACGCATACCCTTGTAAAGACATTTGCAATACTTCTTTGCGCCACTCATCGGAGCAATATGGTACTGTTCACATTCCTGTGCGTCCTTCGGGGTAGCATATTCGACTCCGCAAATATCACAACGGTAGAGTTTTCTCTCAGTCATGGTTTTGGTTTTCCTCCTTGCACAGTTCTGACAGAATATCTTTCTTGTTGTCAGCCTTTTCTTCTGAAAACTCATTCACAAATTCCATGTAGGCATCAACGGACAACATTCGTCTTGCCAGCCAAAGAATCATGTTGCTGAGTTTGGTCAAAGCCTTTTGAATTTCCTTCCACATCTTTTCATACGGATCATTCATTTTTGCAACCCTCCTTTACAGTTTGATCCTCGGTGCGGTTTTCATATCCTGCAACCGCAGACCGCAGATATAATACTCGCCGTTTGACTTCCGAACAGAATATCCACGAACCTGTAATTCCTCATAAAAAGTCGTAGACCCAATCGGGGTAAACCGATTTTCCTCCCGGTTGCACCAATTCCGGTATGCCTTATACATATTCTGGCGCATTTCCTTTGAGGACTCATCGAGGTTGCAGCAATCATCAATGAACATCCCAATCCGGTCGTGCATACTCCGATAGTTATACGTGGCTTCCCGGACGCAATCTGGCGGGTTCAAGCCCTCCCGGAAATAATCTACTGCGCCTTGGATCAGCCAAGAGAGGATTGTTGGCTGGTTCTGTGGATCAGCAAAGATTTCCTTCAGGTCTGTGTCCCGGTTGTCCTCGTCAAAATGCTCATCAAAGGTAATGACCCATACTCGGTTGGACAGGAACACGGTATCGTCCGTAACTGCCGGGAGATAGTTGGTATTGAGCCAAAGGGTAAACTCTGGGCTGAAACGGAAAGTCGATTCGTATAGTCCTCTGACAGAGAGCGTATCCCGTCCGGTCATGGCTTTCATCGCCCCGGAATGGAGCCGTTGCCCCCGGTCGGATTCGGACATAGAAACGATGCGGGAGCCTACCAGAGTCGCAAGGGCTGGCTGCGGGGAGTTGAAGTCCGTGGTGCTGCCGTTGCGCTTTTCAAGGATCAGGTCAGGGGCAGAAGCCCGGATATAATCTTCTCCAAGCACTTTCTCTATCGTCCTGAACAGCGTTCCTTTGCCGTTCCGGGATTTAGAGCCGTAAGCAATAAACATACATTCCTCTTTGTTCACTCCCAGCAGCGAGTAACCGAGCGCACGTTGCAGGAACGCAGCCTTTTCCTTGTCGTGGCTCATGATCTCGTCAATGAAGCTGAACCAGCGGGAACACTCCGGGGTGAAATCGTCAAGGGGGTAGGTGTTCGCCCGTTTCGTGATGTTATACTCCGATACATCCTCCACGATCTCACCCGTCCGCAGGTCTACCGGGGCGAAAGTTGTATTCAGGATATAGGGGTTGGTATCCATCTCGTTCAGGTTCATCACGCACTCAACCTTGAGTTCTTTCAACACGTTTTCGATTGCGCTGTGCGTCCGGTATTTCTTAATGAACTTCCCGTATGCTTCCAGATATTCGTTCTGGTCATCTTTCTCGGATTTCTTCAGGTTTTCGTTCTGCTCGATCAACCACTTCTGTTCCTTGCAGTACAGAGTGAGCAGGTTCAGGAGAGTCGTAAACCTCCTGTGGATCGAGTTCCCGGTAATATCCTGCTTGATCCATTGGTTGTTCTCCCAAAGATACCAGAGGTTGTTCTGCGGGGAAAAACGCATGGTATCGCCCCAAGCATCTTCCATGAGGTTGACCATGCCGAGGTCATCCCAAGAATAGGTCAGCGTGTCGTGGTGCGGTTTCAGGTTCATCAGCCGAAACATGACATGACTCGCTTCCTCGTCTTGGATTCCTCCCGGCATGGAGTTGAATTGGTAAAACTCGTTCATAAAAATCCACCTTTCTCTCGATTATCAATCGTAGTCGTAGTCCCCAAGTTTAATTTCCTTTTCACATTCAGGACACTCAACATATCCCCAATCGTCACCCCAACATTCTGGAACATCCACATCATTCCACGGGATAGAAATATCTTCGTTGCAATGGGGACATTGAAGGGAGATATAATCGGGTTTAGAAACGATTGTAAAATCCGATCCTTTACTCATGGTCAGTACCCTCCGTTATGCTCCCGCATCCATTCTTTTAGCGCAACCTGCGCCTTGGCAAAACAGAGTTTCATGTCTGCGTCCTGAACACTTACCAGAATAGCGTCCTTGCCCTCCGCTGGGCTGTTGGGATAATCCTTGGCGCAGCCCATTTTCCAGACCTTAATGCACCAATCCAGCGTCCGGGAGTAGTAGATTTCCAGATGAAGCGGAAACCTGCGCCGAAGGTCGTTGAAGAATAAGAGAAAGTCTGTCATTCGTCCATGTCCTCCTTCATTATTTCATACTGTTCGCACCAATCTTTCGCCCAGCAACGTTCGCACTCGTCCAGATCAGCCCAATCAGGGTCGCACCGATACCCGGCTTCTTTTACAAGAGCAATTCGGTCGTTCATGTAATCCCAATCCATGTAGGAGTTACCGTGATAATACTTGTCGAGGGCGGGAATCCTTCTGGCTGACAGTTCAATAAACTCCCAATCACCAGAGGGGAACTCGTCTGTGCCGAGGGCTGCTGTGATTGCTTTCCCACGGGTTTCGGCAAAGACAACACAGGAATAATCGGATTCGTATTTCCTGTCTCTTACCTTCCACGCTTTCACGGTAAACCACCGCCGATAACACCCCATTTGTGATACCGCAGGGCTTTCGGGAGTTTCCTCCAATACACATCATAGGAGGGATTGTCGTTGATAACCCGATCCCATTCGGCATCAAAGGTGTTGCATTTCAGTTCGTAGAACCCGTCCCGGTCAGCCCGAACCACCAGATCATCGTTCTCAAAGAAGTCCTTCATCCGTTCTTCCGGGGTTTCCTTATCAGAATCCCGGACGGTAATGAAATCACCCTTTTTGAAATAGTGCATGACCTCGGCAAAAGCCACATTGGGGTCAGCGTCCACCATTACAAGGTACTGTCCCGCTTTTTTCGGCGGGTTTTTCTTCAGGTTGTGCCACATCTGTTTGTTCCTCCTTTTATAAAGTTAATGTACATCTCCTTGGATGTTCCAATGCCGTATCGCACTTCTGATCGTTCTTCTACGAGAACCGCACCAATGGCAATCCCAACATTCAAGCCAATATTTCGGCTCATAAAATGGTCTGAATAATGACCTGTTCAAATGAATCCTCTTGCTGTTGCATGACGGGCAAGGCGATATGTCATACTTCTGCTTTGCCCTGTCCCATTTCAGTTGAGTCTTATCCATGGCTTGCTCCTATCTGTGATCGCTCACCGGAACCAAGCTGATCCCGTTGAACCTCATATTCCAGCGGTTGATCGCAATCTGAACCGCCTTGGCTTCCCCGTTTCCTTCCAGCGGAATCTTGCCCGTCCGCATGGCGCAATCCATACACCGCACATAGGCAACCCGCTTGGTTTCGCCCTTTACGTAAGCCCTGCTGCGGGATTCGATATAGGGCGTTCCTCCGCATAACGGGCAGGTTTTCAGGTCGTGTGTCATTTGATTAAACCCCTTTCTTTCTGCCATGAAATACTCCCTTCCCGCAGGAAGTTGTAGTAATACAATGGCGTGTTCGCAAAATAAGTTCGTGGTTCTTTCTGCATCATTCTCTGGTGGAACCCAACATCCGACCAATAAGGCGTAGCTGGGAATCGTGTATCTCCGACAAATTCCCGTTTCCAAGTCTTGCTCCATACCGCAACAAAGTTGCCCCGGTTCCGGGTGTAGCACCGACCTTTCCAGATGAAGTCGAAGAATATTACATCCACATCGTTGGTGTACGTGACCTCCGCAAGCATTTCAAAGGCGAACTCATGCAGGAACCAATCGTCATCGTCCATAAACAAGAGCCAATCGCCCTGCGCTGCGTCAATCCCGGCGTTCCGGGTCAGACCGTCCAGCCCGTATTCGACCTCGATTACCTTCGCACCGAAGCTTCTGGCGATCTCCGCTGTGTTGTCCCGGCAGGAGTCGCAGACCACTATCAGTTCGTAGTCGGTGAAACTCTGTTCCCGGATGGATCGCAGACCTTTTTCGATCCACCCGGCAGAGTTGTAAGCGGGAATAATAACTGAAAATTTCATTTCAGCACTTCCTCCCAAGGAACAGCGTCCCAGATTTTGTACTGTTCCTGCCACGCCCACCAAGCGTCCATCCCGGCATAATGGATAATCCGTTCTTCTCCGGGGCGTTCCTCGGCGTAACGGCATTGGTTATACTCCGGTGGAAGCCGAAGAATCCTGCCTTGGCACATCGTATTGATGCACCCCTGCTCCCCGTACTCAAACTCATTCATGTTCAGGGCTTGGATCATCCTGTCTGCCATTCCGCTTTCCCGCATCTCCTTCAGGTTCCACATGACCACCCCGCCGTTGATGTAGGTATAATGGGCGGTTGTCTTGGAACACTCCGGTACGGCTGCGAGAAGGTGATCCCCAAGGTCTATTTCCCATAGTTCGGAAATATCCCTTACGGCGA